TAGGTTGTCATTTGGCTTGACTTTCAAGGGGGTTGTGGTAGGATTGGGTCATGGACAAAATGGGTGATTTTGAATCCACATTAGTCTTACTTGGAATATACACAGCAATATTTTTAGCCATTAAGTACGGTTCCCTCGCAATAATCGGCCTCGTAGGTTACCTGACCCACTAAATTGCAGTTTTGGATCAACACTAGCTCTGATAGCTTCCCCGATTCCAGCTGCAGATCGAATAATACTGGCTTGTGCTTTTGGTGATGTTGCAGCCAAGACACCAAATTCAAAACCAGGGGGTATAGGGATACCCAAAGCACGGACACCAACGGTAAACATCAATCGATTAAAAAGATGTGGATTAATCTTAGAGAAAGCTCGATTTACGTTTCTTGCATTAGCCATTTGGGAGAAATCATCTATTACTCTAGCGGCCTCGCCATACTGTGATTTCAGCTCAGCACTCACCATTCGTCGCATAGTTGATGCTATAGAAACGAATTGAGTGGATGGCGGAGCTTCTTGGTTGTTTTGATACTTTGATACCTCTTTGTATCTTTTTTGAAGCTGAGAAGTGGCATCCATTTCAGCGATCATTGCGTTTGCTTGGTTAAAACTCATATCGTTTTTTTGTGTTAAAATCTCCACCCAACCAAGAACCTTTGATCTTTCGGCCTCGCTTAACCCCTGAAGTCTTGAAGTTGGCTCAGAACCATAAGGTACTTTGAGCTTCGCCTCTTCAGGAGACAGAAATTCTCTTGGGACTTTTCCTCCGGTTTGCTCTGCGATTGCCTTAAACATTCGATCCTGCGGTCCAGGCTCTCTTTTTGACTCAACAAACAGGTTTAAATCTTGAACACCTTTTTTAAGCTCGTCCGTTATCTTCACTCTATTGGCTGTATCTTTAACCAATGGCTGAATAACCTTGTTGTATTCAGAGACCGTTTCTTTCTCTAATTTTTTGACATACTTAGAATTTGCATACTCAGGGTGGTCAAGCAAATCTCTTGAGTAGCCTTCAGATATGCTTGAGAACAGCGACATTGCTTTAGCAATTATCGGTTTAAGACCCTCTCCAAGGCTTGCTGTAACGCTCCGAATCATGTTTTGTGGGTCTGACTTAACGACCTGCTTGGCTGTTTCAACGTCCTTAATGATGGTCGGTGGCTTTTTCTCAACCTTGACAGAAGCATCTTTTTCTATGGCGTTTCGTGACGCACCTCCGATGAGTGCGCCAGTAAGAAAATCAGCCTGAGTTTGTGTGGGGTCTCCATTTGAAGCCATAGTGGGAACACCGAAGGCTGATGCGCTAGCTAAAATTCTTGGGATAAGAGGCAATGTGCTTATTGCTTTGAATCCACCAAGGTATAGATTGTTCATAGAGGCGGCTTTTATCTTGTCAGAGATAGACTCTCCGCCTTGAAGCACCCCAAGAGTCGTGGCCCCCAGTACGGCATTTCCAGCTCCTGCTATCTCAAACTGACCGCCAGTTCCAATTAAATTTGTAATGTTTTCAGTAACTCTACCTGGAATACCACCAGATATTTCGCCCCTAGAAAGTTCCGGTGAGTCCAAAGATTCTCTTGCGACCCTTGCTTGCTTACCAAAAATTCCTTCTTGCCCAGACTTCACAATGTTTAGAGATTTATTAAGCCCCTCAAGCGCATCAAGTGTTCCGGCGCCAGTTTCCACAAGACCACGAAGAAACGGTTTTAAAGTCCCCTCAACAACACCTTCTGATTTCTGAGATTCTATTTTTGGGATTTGAGAAGCCGCATAGTCAATATCATCAACAGTGGGCTCTTTATCAAACTCAACTTCTTGTCCGTTTACTAGATATGTGTAACTCATTATTTCTTTCTGAATGTATTTCCAGACGGAGTTGTTGAAACACCATCCCCAACATCAGAGGCCTTTGGAGAATTAAAAAATGGTGTATGCTCAGAGAATCCAACCATTACAGATTCCTCCGGGACCGCAAACATTTTTGATAAAACTTTGTACTGGTTTCTTTGAGTGTTATAAACCTTTCCCTTTACATCAGATATGATCTTTGCGGCAGTTACTAAATCTTCTCTGTCTTCATCAGTGAGACCCGCGCCACCAGATTGTACTTTCTGCACTAGACCCGGTAGCTTATTCACAAGAGGTAACCCCTCCGGCGTTCTTGCATATTCCGATTCCCTAACTACACTAGAAGGATCATTGATTTTTGAAAAAGTCGTGATTAGGGCTTGATCGAGGGCATTCTTCTGCTTTAAGTTGCCTTTCCTGGATTGCTCCAATAAGGTATCCATCTGCTCAACGCTTGTACGAATCGTTTGAAAATCTTTAATTACTGGGTCTTGGCTGATAGAGCCCCTTATTTGTAATGCTCTAGTCGCTTGTTCCTTTGGCGTGTCTCGATCAACCTTTATGATTCCTTCATCTGAAATTCCAGTGATTACTGGCTTAAATCCAGTTTGAGCGTTAAACGTGTTTTCAGCCCCGCTGGGAGTTGGAGTAGGAACTTGCGAGGTCTCGATTTGAGTAGGAGTGACCATGGCTTGTGGTTGAGTTTGACCACCACCAAGAGCAGCGAATATCTTATTATTTATGTTTTTAGCAGAATCCATCTTTTGATTCTGTTGAAGAATCTTTGAGACAAACTCGCCTATGTTCTTCTGGGCTTCTGATGAGTTTCCAGCAGCCTCAGAAATAGTTATAATTTTCTTGGCTATATCCTCATCCCCAAATTGAGAAGCCATAGCAATATTGGAGTTCTTGAGAGTCTCGGCTTTATACTTTTCATCTGCTTTTGCTTGTGACTGCTTAATCTTCTCCTTAATCGCATCCAACGCCCCAGCCGATCCACTCGCAAAGCCTGTCTTAAACGACTCCTGAAATGAGTTATTGAATCCGGTCATCGGAATATCCCTCCCCCGATACGGCTTCCAAGGGTTGTCCCGACTCCTCCGGTAAGCGCCCCTGTCAGACCGCCCAAGATGGCCCCAAAAGGACTCGTCTGGCTCTGCTGATTCTGGTTGAACATTCCAGCCTGAGTGCCAAAGATAGAAGCGTTGAAATTGTTCAGACTTTGTTGGTAGTTGAATACCGAGTTCGGGTCCACATTGTTGACTAGCTGGCCGACTCCGGTTTGTCCCTGCACAGTCGGGAAAGAGGAGATTGGAACGCGTCCCGCAGTCGACAGAGCAATATTGAGCCGCCTGTCCTTTAGCGACTGTTTTAGCCTCTGAAGCTGGACTGATTCTTCTATTGCCCCTAGAGGCGATATGGCGCCGATTCCACGAACAGATTGCCCGGCTCGAACGTCTTGCAGAAGCCCAGGTTTTAGTGCATTGAACTCCTGATCGTCTGTCTGTTGGAGGAAATTGGCAAGGGTAGACTGCGCGGCAGCAAGTTCTGGTGACAGCGACCTCTCAACGTCCGCAAACTGAGGCGCGAACTGTTTCTGAAGATCAAGCGCCGCTTGGGCAAACTGAGGGCCGTATTGCTCAAGGTCTTGGAGACTAAGCTGGCTGAACTGAGGGCCGTACTGAGTCTGGGCGGCTAGAATCTGAGGAAGCGCGTTTATCTGGGCCTGAATTGCCTGTGCTGAAGTTTCGCCTACTGATGGCGCCGGCGCCGGAGTAGGTTGCTCAATAACTGTCTTAGACCCGCCCATTTAAACCACCCCCTCTTTGATTTGCAGGTGTTTCATAAACTGTTCCCGAGTGTAGAGCTTGCTGACCCTACCGCCGTACTTCCTTCGGGTGAAGTAACCAAATTTGACGTATGGAACCAGTGAGATAACCTTGAGGATAATCTCTTGGAGAAGTCCTTTTGAGCGGAAGTCTCTATGCACCCAGACTTCGTTGACGAATAGGTGGTCGCCGTATGGCTTGGGATAGCCCGATGGCCCGACGGTCGACCACTCCATGTAGGCGATAACCTTTTCGTCATAATCCTCAATTGTGGTTACCATTTTTGTTATAAGTCTCCAAAAGCAAGGAATGTCACAACCGCAGGATCAACCGGAGTTATGCCGACATCATTTGTCGCAATCCTACAAGTCCCAGCAGCCAGGGTATGTAGACTAGCAACCTCACCGTTTCCAGAATACGAACAAGATGGAATGGCGCAGTAATTGGCAGATGAAAATGCCGTTGTGAATGTTACCGTGTAATCGCCTGTACCGTTTCTTGTAACACTAGTTACGTTGTATCCTGCTGTCGGGGCATTTGTTCCAGTTGCGGTCCCGTCAAACATACACCATGCTTTTGCAGCGGACTGATGATAGTGCTGCCGACCTGGCGTCACATAAACAGTGGTACTTGAGCCTGTTTCTTGTTCGGCTTGTGTGGCTGCTGATTGAGCGCCTACAAGCGCAGCCCCACTGGCTCTGGTATACATAAGACACCGCCAGTTGCCGGAGCCTTCGGATTGGAACATGGCACAGTCACCTGCGGCGGTTGTGATATTGGCTGCTGTTGGAAGAATCAGAGACGTAGCGTTATGGGTAAGAGTCAGCGCACCGTCAAACTGGACGAAGCGGATAGCCCCGGCCTGGGCTGTGCCAAGACCAGTAATGGTGGTTGTGCCTGTCACATCGACCACATTGCCTGTTGACGAGGCTATGTCGGTTGTAGTGGCTGAAGCAATATCATCCCCCTTGGCATAGTCAATGTTTGCCCCGCTCATTGCGATCTGCTGAGCCACAGGCGATAGGTCGAGCTTCGATGCTGCGATAGCCGCAGATGAATAGATGTCGGCGTTGGTGATAGCGTCAGACAGGTTCAGCTTGGAGTAGCTGATCGCCGCGCTTGACTTGATATTCGCGTTCTCAATGTTACCGTTAAACTCTGTGGCTAAAGGGTCAACCTTGGCGTCAAGTTTCGCGGCAGTTACAGTAACCGGATCAGAGCCGAATGATGGAAGCGAGACAATACCCATTAAATCCTCCCGGGGTAGGGCCGCGCATAAGTGATATACTTATTGAACGTCGGCTGAGTGTTATAGATTGAGTTTGAGATGCGGTAGCGCACTGAGTTTCCGCGCCCCGCAAACTTGGTGCGAAAGTTTCCAACGGTGTTTTCTGCGCTTGCTACGGTTGTATCTGGTGTGGTAAATGGCGTGGTTAGAAGACCGTCTGAGTAAATAGTGTCGACTGGAACGAAGCCTGTTCGGTCAACGTCCATTTCGACGTAATAGCGCCCTCCGTCTTCAAGGCCCTCGCCCACAACCTGAGTAGGGTCAAACATCTTTTTCAGGAACGCATCACCGAAATCATGCTCTCGGGTGATGATTCTTTGCACGATGGTCTTCCCATTGTCCGTGTTTCCGCTCAGCACCTTGTAGCAGAGTGATAGGGAACGCGCCTCACCGCCGATAATCGTCTTCGTGTTATCCCCAAAGCCGTAGGAAGTGAAGCATGAGATGTTCCATGAGTCTTCGGGTATGGTTGTCCAAGCGGTATTCGGGTCGCCGTTACGATTTGCGGCGATAGAATCCCAGATCATAAAGCGGTTGGGATAGGTGGACGTGCCAACAGGCACACCAAGAATATAAAGTCCGTTCTCAAACCATCCGCATGATGTTTCGATAGCGTCTTGGTTGATATCGTCGATAATGTCTTGTATGGGTTCTGAGATAACGCCCACGCGCAACTTGTCGAAGGTGGTGCGAGAAAGCAGGCGCACACCGTCATTAGCGAGAAAGATATGGTCGTTGCCGATGTCGGCTACTGTGCGCCCTGCGGGGCAGCCAACCGAG